ATTGGGGACTAAAGTTAGGTAATAACCTTAAAAGGTGGTTAATCAATTGTACTTGACTACCATCAGGATTATAACAATCAAACGTTAATATTTCACACGGTAATGGTTCAGTGTAAAATCTTTCTAAGTTTCTTATTATGATTCTAAGGTTTTCCATGGGGGGGAGGGCATGATAGGGGGAACTATCTACTAATGATATAACTGTACCATTCGCTTTGGGATACAAAGAATATAGGGTTCTACAGAAATATCCAGGATGGCCTCCAAGGTCAATCCAAGAGTTTACTTTCATGGGAAACAAATCATTTTCAGACACAAACATGTCTAATAATTTTGATCCAGCATTTCCATAATACTTGAACGGAGGGACAGGACGCAATTTTTGTTTAATTAGCAAAAGGTCTTTCTTTGAAAACTGGGACAAGACACTTTTTCGGTATCGTCTTAACGACAAAAATTGTTGGGCACTCACTAAGGGAGCAGGGGGATGAATGATTGATTGAATGGGGAAAGGAGGAGTTTGACTAACAGCATTTTCAATCATAAAGTTTGTAAACGGGACAAAATTCGCAAAAGGTAATTTATATAATGAGAATATATCTTGTCGCGTTGGGAAACGGTTAAAAGGAGAAGTAGGTAACTTCAGGCGGTAAAATTTTCCTACGACTGTGGAGGGGTACTTCACGGGTCCAGAGGGCAGAGACATATACATTGTTTGTAGTATTTCATATAACTCTTGATCACATGGACTTAATAAACTAAAAGATATTAATAATCCTTTATATTCAGGGACATTTTCTGGGATGTAACTTTTCTTAAAATTCATGTTCATATTAACATAACATAATTTCAATAAAATTTCGGTTTGATCTCTCAAGGGATAGCAACTAGCTCCTTGATGTCGGACTTTATTTTTTAAGAAGGTCATATCTTCAAAATTGGGGGATTCATTAAATAAAACGTATTTCATACCTAATTTAGTAACTTCTTCAGTATAAAACTTTGAAGGGACGGGAAACGGTTTAATAGTTTTCTTAATATTATCATCTCCATAAAAAACGGAGGGGTTACAGGACAACACCTTTTCAGGGGGGGCTTGTATTATTCTACTATACAGGGTTTGGATGTATTCATCTAAAATCCAGTGGCTTAATGTGTTAAACACGGCAGTTAAAAAATACCCAGTGCTGGTACCTTTAAACTTTTGAAATAAGTCAGGGTGGTCTTTGAGGAAAAATTTCGAGTTTATAAAATCATCGACAAGTCGGGAAGTCAATTCTAAATGTAATTCTTTAAAGATATGGTCGAATTCTTCAAGTAAAATTTTATATACTTCATACGAAGCATAATGCAACTCGGCGGGGACTCGAAAATCCCAGGTAGAAAAGTCTCCATCTCGA